TGCACTGTAAATCAACGAGAATCTTTAACCATCTTGTCACAAAGATGATAAAGGTTGACATTGACCAGATGGCAAGTGTCTTCAAGCTTTCCTTGGCCACCTTCTTTTCGAAGGAGATGGCACAGGAATTGCCTGAAGGCCATGAGAAGGCTATTGGTGTTTTTCCGTCGCTATATTTGCATCTATTGCGCAAGAACTACAAGAATCCGACCCGGAAGGTGAAGATTCTGTGGGATCTATTACAATCTAAGCAATTAGCGAACGAAGTTCATGAATCTATGATTCAGAAAGCTTATGAAAAGCACCGAGTTGTACTGTCTACTGTAGGCAGTACGCCTTCTCCTATCTTAGACCATTTGAGACACTATGCGAGACAGTTCGCCGAAGTTGTTGGAAAAGTGTATGACAATAAAACATATTTAGCCCCTAATAAAGGCTATCTAGGTTTTACAAGATCAAAAGGTGGATGTAGAAAAGCTCTGGAGCCAAACCTTGTATTCAAGGGAGGCTACAGAAGACTAACTACAGACACCCGTATAGATCCTGTTGTCATACATCTCTTCGGACAACCAGGCAAGGGCAAATCTTTCATCTGTTCTCGTCTTATCCGTAAATTATCAAAAGTTTTTGGATTCAATTACGACGATGTCTACCAACGCTCGGTTACTACTGAGCACTGGGATGGATATCGTGGTCAATTGATTTCTCAAATTGATGATGTATTTACGCGATCTGACAATGAAGATGATTGTGCGCAACTGATACAGATCTGTTCTAATGCTGACGTCGTACTTCCGATGGCTGATCTTAAGGATAAAGGTAAGAAATTTAAGTCTGAATTTCTTGTCCTGTCCTCAAATCACCCTTGGATGGCCGGTGACAAAATTACTAACAAAGCTGCATTAAAGCGCAGAATTTACCCTGCTTTTGAACTTCTCTCATACTGTCCCAAGTCTAAGATCTATCGGATTGCGAGACATGAGTATGACGGACGGGACGGGACAGTGGTGATGGAGAATCGGGAATTTAGTCTTAATGAACTTATTGACTATCTTCTCGAATTCTCAATTACCACCTACCGATCCCATGTTCAGTCTATCGAAGTTCTCGATGAGAAGCCTTATCTTAAGCACTACCAGCCCATACAACCGGGCCAGATTGGTGAATACGGTTTTGGTTATGAGTTTCCACTCTTACCAGAATCCGGATTACCAACTGTTAGAGCTCAAGCGATCAAAGAACCGTTAAAAGTTCGGATGATCACTAAAGGCCAACCTGAGAACTGGATTCTTAAACCCCTGCAAAAAGCTATGTTTGAAGCTATGAAGGCTTTCCCCTGTTTTACGCTGACTTCTGGTCAACATATACAGTTGGATAAGCTTGATCTCAATCAAAGATTTCTTTTGTCAGGTGATTATGAATCCGCTACAGATAATCTGAACATGGATGTCATGCAAACAGTCGTTAGTGAGCTTCTGAAGGTATTACCCTCAGAAACTCATCGATACCTAATTAAGGAATCAGGAGTACATTTAATAACGTACCCGGATAATAGTGGCCTTGAGCCAGTCCTACAACAACGAGGACAGCTTATGGGTTCACTTTTATCATTCCCTATATTATGTATTGCTAACGCCTGCAC